CTTTGTGTCTTGTCGTCTCAAATCAAACAGAGGAATAGTATCGGCAAGCATCGATGAATTTGCATACCGTTGTGAAAACTCCTGGAATGTAAAACTCCGATGACGCAAGATTTGAGCTGCCAGTCCTCTAGTAGTCTCAATCTCAAGAGTCATGAATGACTGCTCAAAGACACTCCAGTGTTGATGTTTGACGCAATACTTAAGAAGACCAGCAACCTTTGGATTCTCTTGATTAGAAGGATTTGACACTCGTGCCACATATCCCATCATTTTCTCTGCATCAGGTGTAACACTGATTAATTTTACATTCATGCTCCAAATCCTTTATAATTTTGTTTTTCCATTTCTGTGATTTGCTTCTTTATCGCAGAAAGAGCTTCTTTCATCTCTACAATACGTTCTTCACTGTAAAGATGATCTTGTGCTATTAATCTTTCAAATAGTTTTGCAAGATCTTTAACCTTTTTGATTTTAGTGCGATTATCCATCATCATCCTCAAAAACTTCGTCGTAATCTAAAATATAATCAGAGGATGGATCATCAAAATTTTCTTGCTTTGTGGTATGCACATTAACATCAGAATAAACTTCTGCCTTTAGAGAATCAATAAGCAATTCAAGATTTCGAACAATTAGTTTTAGCCTTTCTTTCTCCATAATACTGCGATATTTCAATTGATTATAGCATAAAAAAAGAGGGTCTTGCAACCCCCCTAACAATTTTAACGTAAGTGACTCACTTATTGTAGACACGACCACGATAACAGAATGTACCGTGTGTTTCGTTTGATTTTACACAACGAGTATCATACTCAACACCACGATATGAGGTGTGAAGAACTTGTGCGTCATGCAGTGCAGATGCTTTGTTGATCTGCTTTTTAATCATTTGAAGTGTGTTCATTTGTTTACTCCTGAAGTTGGGTGAAAATTAACCTTCTCATCTTTCGATGGATCCGTGTTTTCCCGTTCCTTCAGTCGATTGCGTCCCAATAACAATCAGGATTTGATTCCTTCATTGTCTCAACTAACTCAACCCTAAACTCATTACTAATATTTTCATTTGTCTGCATTCGCAGTATGATAGCATCAGTTTGAGCGCAGGTGAGAGTTGTATAGAATAATAGTTCTAACATGGGATGAACGCTCCGTTCCGCGACTTACTTGCGTCAGAGTTTCCTCTGATGAACGATAGGTCCATTATAGACCCTATACCCTATTTAGTCAAGAGGTTTCTGAAAATCCCTACAGACCAAAAAATTGCCGGGATTTTTTTTGCCAATATTTTGGAATTATTTCCGCTTTTTGGTTGGGGGTGGTGGTTCCAGTCCCCATAGTTTTGGATTGGTTCTTCCCATACCAAAACCAATACCCTTCAAATTCTCACGGAACTTATCCCAGTACATATTAAAAATACGAACTTCTTTCTGACTACGAGTCAAATCATATCTCGTTTCTCCATCAACCACATAGGTGATTATCATGGCATCATATGGACAATCTTTAGTAGATACTTGTTCCCAAGTTCCATTCTCTATCAGAATTTCACATCCATATAAGGATTTAGAATTTTCTTTTTCTGATGGTGTCCAGGAGGTCATAGACTGTTCCTCTTCTATTTTAGTAGGAGCATCTCCCAATTGATTTGCCATAATTATGAACGATTGCCCCAAGTAATGTCTGGATATGCTTCACTTACAATTTCTTTTGTGATCTTATATCTGTCTGAAAGATTTTTATCCTTACATAGACAGACAACTTCTGCCTCTAATGGATGAAGTCCCTCAAGAATGTTAATGAACATCGTTTCACGACGAACACTATTCATACTATCATTACCACCCTTAATAAAGTGATAGAAGTTTTTATACTCTCTACGAATTGTAGTATGTCCATTCTTATCACTCGAACCCATTGAGAATGAATCGGTTTCGTGCATTCTACGAACTTCTTCTGAGATTTTAGTGCTCAAAGTTCCATTTGATGATGCCTGATCCTCAAATCCAGAATAGGGAACCTCCCCTTCAGGAAGAACAGAAATTATACTTTCATCAAAGTTCCAAATTAATGTTGCCTTCAAAGAAACGTGTTCATACTTCTTCAGAACTTCAATCTTCTTTGCCTTACTTCTCTGTTTGGAAAGAAGATCTAAAACTTCAAAGACAAATGGATTTCTTGGAAGTTCTAATGATACTGCCTTAGTCGTTGTCGTTTTCTTCTTCGTTACTGTCGTCATAGTTTTCAAAATTAAATGCGATTACTTCATCTGGAATAAGATTTCCTTGCTCATCAAACATTTCGGGATGATATCTTGGTGCCTCCCGATAGTTCATCATGTATTCTCTAGCAGTCCAACCAATCATCAGTCCCATCATGAGAAATAGAATAGTCAAAAATGATCCAAATACTAAACTAGTTGCTAACATCTTTTTTACTCCGGGTAGTTACCTCTATTTTCCGTGTTCTGATGGAAAATTCAAAATAGATAGTTACTTCCCGTTTTAGAAAGCTTACCATCTTTTCAAAGATAATATGAAATGGTTCTGTTTGCTTTCTTTTTCCCCCATTAAGTAAAAATTCAATACCACGATTTCTGTGGTCTTCATTTTTATTTATGTTAAGACTTGATGACTTGATGTTCTCTGAGGAATTTGATTGTGTCAACACAGCCTCCCAATTTTTTATTGTCACATACTACCTGTGGAAAAGTAGAACCTTTGCCAAATTTAGCATAGAATTCTTCTCTTGTAAAGTCCTCTTCAAGTTTATAGGATGCAAAATTTGTGCCAGTCAATTCCAATACTTGTTTAATCTTATAACAGTGGGGACAATTTTCTTTTGTGTATACAATAAAGTTCATTTTAATTATTAATTTTTTAATTGATATTATTCTCCTATTATATCATTAAATGTATAATAAATAATAATAAGAATAAATTTTTATAATGAGCAGTTTCTCTGACAAAGGTTGGTATTACCTTCCCGAAATTATTACCAAAGAAGAAGCAATAAAGATTAAGTATCAAAATCTTTGTGGTGCCATAAGTGATTTAGGATCTCTTGAAGGGCACTGGGATAAAGAAAGAGGAAGAGTGTTAACTTGTTATGCTCCACGATCATCAACATTTGTAGTTCATAGAGTCAAACCAATTCTCGAAGAACTATTAGGGGAAGAACTCATTCCTTCTTACTGGTTCATGACAACTTATCATAATAAAGGATGGATGAATTGTCATACTGATAGACCTTCTTGTGAGGTATCAGTTACTATGAATATTTCTGGTGATGCAAAATGGCCGATTAAACTTAAAGATCTTACGGGAAAACGCAGAGAAGTTGTGACTCCTACAGGTGATGGTGTTGCATACTTAGGAACAATTGTTCCTCATTGGAGAAGTCCACTAAGAACTCATAAAAATGATAGTTTTATGCAATTGTTCCTACATTATGTAAGAAAGAATGGTCCTTATGCCGAATATGCTTATGATAAGGACCAAAAGTGTTATGACTTACTCACCACCTAAATCCTCTTCCGGTGATGGTAATGCAGGGAGAGTATCATTAATCAATACAATAGATCTTAATTTTTGGGAATAGTCTTTAGTTATATTCTGATCAAATTGAATTGAATCTGGAGTTGCTGGGAAAGTGTCTGTTGTAATTCCAACAGATGGTAAATCTCTTAGAGTGGTTCTCCAATTCTTAAATTCATCTGATAAATTACTCCCACTCTCTGTTGTCTTTATAACCATCCAATCAGTATCTTTCAAAACTTCATCTCTAACTATTCTTATTTCACTATATCTTTTTTCAGTTTGTCTTGCATCATAATTAGAAATCTCAGTGTTCCATTGTTCTTGAGTTAAAATTTTGAGTCCATCGTTTTCTACAATAGTATATGCTTCTCTATAAGTTACATCATGCAAAGTTACTGTAGTTGTTTCACCTGTTGGTTCTCCAGTTTCTTCGTTTAGAATAGGTTCTTCAACCTGCTTTTCAGTAGAACTTACTACTGTAATATTTGAATCATTTTGATATTCAGTTAAGACACTTGGAGTTACAGTTTTCGAATACTCAAAATACTCTGGAACTTTTGATAGGCAGATATGATCTCCATTTACATCAGTTAAACGATAAACAATTTCCAATCCCTTTAAGTTTGGAAATATATACCCTCTAATTTTACCCTTTATCCATTCTCCAGTATCTCTATCCACTAAAAAGTGTTTAATTAATTGAGACATTTTTATCAGTACACATTTATATTGTATTTATCTTCTATCTCTTTATCAATCTCCGCTTTAGTAGGCATACCTTGAACGGTCATCCAGTTTACCATTGCATAACGAGTTCCTGAAATTACTGGTTCTACTTTATGGAGATAAAACTGTGAAGATGGAAAGGCAACTAATAAACCTGGTTCTGGTTTGATACGTACTCTGAGATCTGGGAATACAAATTCTCCACCTTCAAAATCATCATTTAAAAAAAGAATAGTTGATAAATCTCTATCTACAGACTTCTTCCAGATAATAGATCCATCAGGGTTCTTCCACCTTGATACTGCATCATAATGTCCTTTATAGTGTCCTCCTGGTTCATATATGAGTAACTGAGGAGACTCACTATCTCTTATTTTAAACTCATAAAAAGGATTGATTACGTGATGAACAATATTACTATAAAGTTCTTTAATCTCT